CAACTACCTCACTGCTACAGCTTCGGATGAAAATTCGGCGCTTGGTGGCGCTTCGGTGACTTCGACAGGGTTTGTTCAAAACCTGTTCTGCTCACTCGGCGGTATGGACGAAACCCCGTTTGTGGGTGCATGGCGGCAAGAGCCGCGTGTTGAGTATGACCGTAACAAAGACCTGCGCCGTGATGAATATGTCATGAACGCTCGCTTTGGCCTGAAACTCTATCGTCCTGAGTCGCTGGTGGTTGCACTTACACCTTCGACCATTTCTTAAGGAGAATAGATTATGGCTACTCAAGGTGATCGTGGCAGTTCGTGGACTAACAGTGATGGCTTGGTTATTGGCTTCGGCACAAACCAACCGGCACAAGGTGGTGCTGCGAACAAATATGGTGCTGCTCAAGGCATGTTTAAAACTGCACAAGTAACGTTCGACTTTAAAGATATGAATGAAGCTACGGTTGGCACGGTTGTTACCGTTCCGGTTCCGGCAGGTTCGCGTGTCGTTGATGTCCGCGTTGTTTGCCACACTCTGTGGACTTCGACTGGCACTAACACGTTTGAAGTTGGTCTTACTGGTGGGGACGTAGATGGATATGTCACTACCACGACAGGCACAATTGCAAACATGACAGCGGGTGCAGTGCTGACAGCGGACGGTGTGTTTACGTATGACGACACAGCGGACGGTGATGCAACTGCGGCTGAACTCAAGCTGTTTGCTAGTGCTGACACCATCGACCTGCTTACAGGTATGTCCGACTGGACTGCTGGTAGTGCGTCGTTGATTGTTAGTTACATCTAAGTGATGTGTGGGAGGGGGCTAAACACCCCTTCCCATTTTACGGAGATTTAAATGCCTAACGTAGCACACGCTTCTCTTTCTGGTGCCAACCTTCACGAACCTAAAGGTGTTGCGTCGGCTTCTGCTGGTATGGTATATGTAGGAAACGGTGCAAGTAGTGGCGCATGGCGCTACATTCCACATGCGTTTTGCTACTACACGAACATCGGGACAGGGACAACATACACTACCCCCACAAGCTATACACTAATTGCACCCACTACAATAGGGGACGCAACTCTAAAAGGATTTACACACAATAGTGCAGGTAGGCTCACCTACACAGGAACAGACACTATTGATGCCACAATTACATGCACGGTGACAGCAAAGCACAGTGGAGCAGCGCAAGATTGTTTTTTTCAGCTTTATAGGAGTGGTTCGGGCGTTGTAGGTGCAGAGGTGGTAGAAGAAATTAACAACAGCAACTACTCTGGCCTCACCATTGTGAGCCACACTAGCCTCACCACCAATCAATATATAGAACTCTATTGCAAGACATCGTCAGGAAACATTATCGTTCATGCCATGAACGTAGCTGTCAATGGGCACATCTAATGTTTGCCGCAGTGTTGTTTGTGTGTATTCCCAACTGGTGTGGCTTCATTACACCTGAAATCAACACCTACAGCAAAGAAGTGGATTGTGTAGCCGCAGTGAAATCACTAGCTGTTGATATAAAGAAACAGGCACCAGACGCATCTCTTGTCCCTACGTGCCTTAAAGTAAAAGCGGAAACAATCTAATGGCTAAATTAACACTTCTCGACATGGTTCAGGACATCCTATCTGCGATGGATAGCGACCCTGCCAACTCTATTGACGACACTGTTGAAGCAGAGCAAGTAGCTGACGTTGTTAAGCAAAGCTACTTCGACATTGTTAGCGACCGTGATTGGCCGTTCTTAAGAACAAAGTTTAGTCTTACAGGTTTGGGAGATACGGCACGTAAGACATATATGGAACTTGGTGAGGGATATAGCAAACTGCTGTGGGTGAAGTATAATGGCAACGATGTCACCTACCTCGACCCCAAATCGTTTCAGGACATGCTCGACCAACGGGAAGAGTTGGCTGATGTAGTTGATGCAGATGGCTATGTCCTCAACCGCGACCCCCTCTATTACACGACGTTTGATGACGAGTTGTTTGTGTTCGACTCTATTGACGAAGATGTAGACACCACTCTGCAAACTAGCAAGAGTGTTTGCTACGGTGTGGAAGTGCCTTCGTGGACACACGAAGATACGTTTGTCCCTAACATGCCCGCTAAGATGTTCCCCATGTTTCTAGCAGAAGCCAAGTCTACGTGCTTTCTCAATCTGAAACAACAGGCCAATGCCAAAGAGGAACGTAAGGCACAGCGTGGTAGGAACACAATGCAAAACGAAGCTTGGCGTAACAATGCCAGCGAAGGTAAGTGGAACACTAAAGTGGCGTATGGGAGAAAATGATGGACGACACCGTTTTCGCGCAGGTAATGAACAAGGGTAAGGAACGCAAGGAATATCAAAAGCAAAGCAAAGAGAAGCGGGAAGAGTCTATTGAGAATGGCGACAAGCGCCTCACGGTAGACCGCACTCCTAGTGGGCTTTACTTTGTGGTGCAAAAGACAGGTGGACAACTGCCCGAAATGCTTAAGGGGAAGTTTACATCAATTGACAAAATTAGGAAGTTGGTTGTTGCACGTTACGGAAAGGACATTCTTGAGTGACTGTTCAATCTGCACAAGACGAACAATTTACATTTATATCTGGCCTCAACACTGAGGCTGGTTATTTCACGTTCCCTAAGAACACGTGGAGTGATGGAGACAACGTTCTCCCCAATGTAAGTGGCCTCATTTCCAAACGTAATGCGGTAGATTTGGAAACCAACTACGTGTTGTCTACACAGAACGTGGCGTCTAGTGATAAGAATTTGTGGGCATTCACCACAGGTAAGTGGCTGGCTGTTGCTGGTCAGGGAGACACCAATTTCATTGTGGCCCAATGTGGGCGCTACATTTTCTTTTACACAGACACTTCCATTTCCACTTCTGGAAATAAGAAAAGCTTTTCCATTGACCTGAACACGTATAAAGCGTCAGGCAATCCGTCCATTATAGGCACTGCACCAATTAAGTGTGTCAGTGCTAGTGGACGACTCATCATCACTTCGGGTGACACCGACCCCATTCTGGTTGAATATGACACGGGAACGGACACTATCAGTGTCACCGCAATTGAAGTGCAGACACGTGATTTTCAGGGCTTGGATGATGGCTTGGATGTGGATGAGCGTCCTCTCACACTTTCAGACACACATAAATACAACCTCTACAATCAGGGGTGGCCTCAAACCAACATTGATGCCTACTTTGCAGCCAAAGCTAAATATCCCTCCAATGCACAGAGTTGGATTTATGGCAAGGACACAAGCGACAACTTTGACAGCAGTGTGCTAGACAAGCAAGACTTTGGAACATCCCCTGCACCTAGAGGGAAATATGTTCTAAATGCGTTTTACGAAGACCGTGCTACAGCTAGTGGTATTGGTGGTGTTGCGGTAGTGTCTGAAAACTACCGTCCTACAGTGTGCACCTTCTTTGCTGGTAGGGCGTGGTATGCAGGTGTTCGTAGCAATCGTGTAGGAAGCACTGTCTATTTCAGTCAGGTAGCTCTCAGTGAAGATAAGTATGGTAAGTGCTACCAAGATGCCGACCCTACATCGGAAGTGATTAGCGACCTTGTAGACAGCGATGGTGGGGCTATTTCTATTCAAGACTGTGGACAAATTGTAGACATTATGGAAGGTGAGGGTGGTGTAATAATTCTTGCTACCAATGGTGTTTGGCAAATTGTAGGAACATCACAGAACGGCTTTACAGCTACCGGCTATGAAGTGAAGAAGCTGTCGAGCTTTGGTTGCATTGGTAGACAGTCAGTGGTGGATGTGGAAGACAGTGTGTTGTTTTGGAGCTATAGCGCCATCTGCCAGATTAGCCGTGACCAAGTGGGCGGTGTTGTTGTAAAGAGTTTGACAGACTTAAACATCCGTTCGCTCTATACAGAAATTCCGTCTGTAGCCAAACAGTTTGCGTCTGGTGCGTATAATGGAACAGACAAGACAGTGTATTGGCTATATAAGGAAGACCTTACGGACGCATCTACAGCCTTTCCCTACCACAAGACACACGCACTTGGGTTTGATGTGCGCTTAGGCGCATTCTACACACTTAGTTTTTCTACACTGACAACTATTCCTGCCATTGTAGACGTAGTGGTTACAAAGGAAACAGCAGACCAAACAGTAGAATTTACCGTCATTGACAGCAGCGGAAACACTGTGGTGGATGCCAGTGTCAACACTGTTACAGCAGACTTGTCGTTTCCGTTTGCTAGTGAACAGCAGTTTAAATTCTTTACAGTGGTTCCTGATAGCACAGTGTTTGAAGTGAGCTTCGCTGACTTTCTTAACGAACGCAATGCACCTACTAAGTGGTATGACTGGTATGCCTTTAATAGTGTGGGTGTTGCGTATGATTCGTATATCCTCACTGGCTACGCGTTTGCTCCTAATGGCCCTAGCAAGAAGAAGCAAGGACTATACATTACAGTGTTTATGGAACGGACAGAGACAGGATTTGATGTTTCTTACAACGACCTGAATAGCAGCAGTTGTCTATTGCAGACACGTTGGGACTTTACTGATTCGTCCAATGCTAACAAGTGGTCTACTGAGCAGGAAGTTTATCGGCACACGCGTATGTTCATACCGTCCACAACTGCCTTTGATGATGGCTACCCTGTCGTCATTACAAAGAACAAGGTGAGGGGCAGGGGCAGGGCTGTGCAGCTTAAGTTTACAGCCGATGCCGACTACGACATGCGTATTTTGGGTTGGTCAGTGCCCTATTATGGTGGCACCAATGTATAAGAAACACACTGTCATTAACAGTGAGTTTGGACACTTACAGTATCAGATTGACGAGAATAAGTGTGTGTTTCTCCACCTCACACTAAAGAAGTGGAGTCACACATTGTATAAGCAATATTTAATTTTATTTTACTCGTGGCTCAATACACTTAGTGAAAAAGGTGTGTCGGCAGTGTTTGTGCTCATTCCTGACAACGACCCAAAACTCTATAAGTTTGAACAAATGTTCGGGTTTAAAGAAATAGACCGTAAGCACGGTCAAATTTTAATGGCTAAAGAAACCGGAGAATAGTATGGGAACAGGTTTAGAAGTTTTAGCATATGCGGCTGTGGCGGGAACTGCTGTATCTTTTGTGCAGGGCCAAGAAGCTCGTAAAGACCAAGCTAGTGCCAATAGACAAATGAGTGCTGCTCGTGAGAAGGAGTTTCAAGCACAACAACAACGTGCTGAAATTCAGAACGTGCGTAGTGTTCGCCAACAAATTAGACAACAACGGGCCACTGCTGCTTCCATCATTGGTAGGGGAGCTACATCAGGGACGTTGGGAAGTAGTGGTGTTGCTGGTGGTGTGAGTAGCACAGGTGCTCAACTTGCCTCTAACATGTCCTACATGTCGGACATTGCAGACACACAGACAGCTAGTGGAGAAGCTAGTGTAATGGCTGGACAAGCCCAACTAGCAGCAGGTGAAGCTGCTGGTAGGTTGTCTGAAGCTCAGGCGTGGGGTAGTTTGGCGGGAACAATATTCACTGCTGCGAATGGGTCGGAAACAATCTTTGGTAAACCAGCCACTACACAAAACACAAAGCTAGACACTGAACAAACTACAAAGCCGGGCCGCTAATGGACGAAAACAATCAAGACGTAGCACTGTCTCCTGCTCCCCCTTCTCCCGTAGACGCTCCTGCGGAACAAGGGATGTCTGTTGACGACCACCTTGTGCAAATGCAATATAGGGAGTCTAAGATGGCTCCTGCTCCTGTCCAAGACCCAAATACAATGGCACACGCCATTGCTGCTGCCAGTGATGGCACAATTAGTTATGAGGAGTCTGTAAAACAATTGGTTGTTAGTGGGTGGGATAGTGGGCAACCCATTCGTCAACACGCTGCCAATCTCTACCTGAAAGACGCTGCTGAAGCACGGCTTATGTTCGACCAACAAGCCTCTTTTGGTATGGTGAATGAAGCTGCTTCTACAGCCAATGTTATTGACTATTACAACCGTATTCGTGAGAACATTCCTTTGGAGAAGGCAGTTGCCAAAGTGTATAAGGAAGCCTCTGCCAATTTAGCCACATCCAATACAGCTACAATTGAGAACAATAGTGCACAGCGTATTTACGAAGTGGCAGAACAAGTGGGTGAAGATGCTGCCATGCGTGAGCTTGTCATGCAATATATGGTGCAGCGTGGCATTGCTCCCACTGAGTCTGAAATGCTTGGCTTCTTTACGGGTGCTCTCGCTCTCCCATTAAACTTAGCTGTTGTAGGTATGGGCAGTGCTATTGTTCCCGGCTTGGGTGTAGCCGGTGCAGCAGGAACAGCTTTAGGCACTGTAATGGGTCTTAAGTTTGCTAAGGATGCGTTCTACGATGTCACTAGAGCCATTGAGAGCGTTAGCGGCATTAAGGCTTCGCCTGTCTCCTATGCAGAACAAATTAACGAGTGGAAACAGCGTTTGCGTAAAATGCCTAAAGAACAGGCTCTTTTGGAGTTTGATAAGGTGGCAGAGCAAATTGTAGCCAGTCAATCGTTCGGCACTACGGTGGCTGGCAAGGCAATGATTATGCTCAACCTGATGAAACTTAGCGACAAGTTTAACGAAGATGAGTGGGCGAAGTTTGAACTGTCCTCAAAGACAAATGAATGGCTCGACCGTGCTGGCTTAGTGCTGGACATGATTCCGGTTGCTGGTGCCGTTAAGTCGTTCCTTAAGAATGGTTTAAGCATTTCCAAAACCCTTAGCGAACTATCTGGTGCCGGTGCGGTTGGACGTTCTGTAGGTAGGGACATTGTAGATGGCACTAACAAAATGGGTGAGGCAGGTGGTAGTCAGGTTGGGTATGCCCTGTCTATGGACATGG